ATTTCTTTTAAGAAATCCATTCTTTACCCTCTTTACGATGATGTACTTCAACATATGATTGACACTTAGGACAAGACAGATTAGTTACAAAGTCATATGCATGGTCTTTACCATAATACTCTTCTTCCAAATCGTGGTCTCCTCCCCAAATAAGTTCAGTGTTACAATACCAACAATTCATTTTATTTTTATTATAGCACATCTTTGAGAGATTTGGGATCAAGACATAAATTTCCTGACACAGAAACTCTATAATCATCACTATTATAAAATGGATATACTTGATGTTGTAAAATAGAAGGAAACATTAAGATACATCCTTCCATCATTGGATCCATATCAATCGTCATACCACGAGTTTTTCCAAAAATATTAGTATACAAAAATTGAAAATTAGAAGCACTTGGTAAAGTACTTTCTGCAGAAGCAGTGCTTTCATGCTGTGATTGCCAAGTAGTAGGAATTTTCATCCATAAAACAAAAGACAATACACCATTATGTTCATGTATTGGATTAAATTCATGCTGCTTTGAAAAGTTAACCCAAAAATTTTGCATATATAAATTTTTGACCATTTTATCATTGAATGGATTTCTATCAGTCATCGTCTCAAAAGACGAAATATAATTTTCAGAAGCTTCCTTTAAAAAATTTTTAAAAAAATAATCATTAGTATCTTCTAATTTCAAACTTTCAGTTATATTACCAGCCAATTTTTTCTTCATTGATTGATAATTATCCTGTGATTCTTCAATTTTTTTCCAAACAAAATCAATAGCAGGTTTTGGTAATTTACATCTGAGAATTGGAGGGTTTGGAAGATTCCAAGCTTGCCATTGACCTTGTTTTAAATTATTCCATTCTTGTAAAGACTGAATGGTAGCATCATAACTTTGAGAACTCATTTTATTTTCTAAAATTAAATATCACATTCTATATTATAATCTTCTCTTATTTTATAATCATCTCTAATATTTTTTAATAGATGATATAATCTAGCATCACCACCAAGTGATAATGCACTAATAATAGTATCTAAATCTTTGCGATTAATAGGTAATTCCATTAAGAGAAAAAAGAATCTAAAGTAGCAGTTTTTTCCACTTCCCATTCTATTGCATTTAGAATGGTTCTAAGTGGTTCTACGAAACTCTTATCAAATTGTAAATCATAATCTATATACTTATCAAGATCGAGTTCGTGAGGAAAATCTTGAATGAATGACATAACATTTTCTTGAATGATATTTGGTTTCTTCAAATAAAGAAATTTTACCTTCTCACCATTTGCAATAGCAGAATATTTATTATGTAATTTTTTCTGATTTACATAGTGATTAAAAAGTAATGCACCCCGTATATGTATAGGAGTTCCTTTTTCATATATTGAAGAATATGATTTATACTTCTCCAGATTATTTGCTGTTCTTGGAAATGCGATATCTTCTGGAGGAAGTTTTTTAAATTTCTTTCTTGAGTCTTCAATAAATTTTTGAACATCCTCTTCAGTTGCATTCATCATTAACTTTAGAGCATCTTTAATCATTGCTCTACAAGGTGCTGGTGTTGAAGACTTAACTGCCTCAATACCCATCATCTTTAGTTTAGGTTCATCATATCGAACACCCTCACTATCCCACACATTCAGAATGTATCTTTTCTTAGCAGTCCATATACCACGATCAGCGATGTTCTCTCTCTTCATAAACATCTTCTGATCATAAGCACCTACGTAGTCGGCCAGTTCTTGGTAAGAACTTTCAATAAAAGGTTCAAATTCCATTTCACAGATCTTATTAAGGAACGACACAACGCCCTCATTAGTTTTCTCTCTGCCCTTGTATATAACTTCAACCAGAGGACCCAAATGAAGATAGATGGAATCAGTATCTGAAGCAATAACATAATCAACCTCCTTAGTTTTTAAAATTTTATTCATCTTAGCATTCATCTTGTTCTCTATCCAACGGATAGAAACTTGCCCAGAAAGAGTAATTGCCTCTGCATTTGCTAGTTTATAGTAACGAAAATACTGGTTGCCAATAGCACCATAGGCACTATTAAGGGATATCTTCTTCGCCATCTGGATATTGTTGCACCTAGCGATCTCCTTTTCCAGTGCCTCCGTGGGTGTCTTCTCATATTGTTGCTTCGCTTGGAGCATTTTCTTCTTGAATATAACTCTATCCCCGTACATCTTGTCCATAAGTTCAGGAAGGAATCCTCGCACATCCTTCCTATATTGTGCTCCATTCGCACAAACTGCATAATCTCCATCAAATTCACACTCCTTGTTTAAGATCCTTTCAACGCTCGCACTGGGATGTCGAGTCTCCCTGATGGTCTCTGGGGAAATGTTATATTGCATAATAAGATGAGGATACAGACTATTGAGGTCAAAACTAACCACCCAATCATACTTTCCTGGTTTCGGTTCCTTAACATAAGCACCTGCGTATTTGTCATTTTTATCTGATCTATTCTTAGGGGGAATAACAATATTCCTTCTCTTCAAATAGTTGTAGATTATGGTATCCCACATCCGCACTTGATAGAATACATCCTCATAGTTCACCTTGGCTTCGTATGCCATAGTGAGAGCAAGTTCAATCAACTTCATCTTGCTTTCCAAACGGTCAACAAGTTCTACGTCAATTATATTATATTCTACAAACTTCTGCCATCCGTTAGTATAGAAATCCTTGAATGTATCAAACTCAGAGTGATCTAATTTCTTTTGTCCAAGTTCTACACTAGCAATATAATCCAAACGATAAGATTCCTGTGCTTTGTAAGTGAACTTCTTATAAAGATCAAGATAATCTAACTGAGATACACCACCAATATCATATGAAATATATCTACGACCAGCAATATAAGTTTCATCTTCAGTTATAAGACCCCAAGGGGACATTCTTTTCATTAACTTTTCACCTAAAATTTTTTCAATCCTGCGACACATATATGGAATATCATATAACTTACTATTCCATCCAGTAATAACTTCTGGGGTATTAGACTCAATCATCCACCAGTTAATAAAATCATTTAGAAGTTCATATTCAGTTCTGAATGATTTGTATAAAACATTCTTCTTCGTATTTTTAAAAGGTCCTAAACCCCAAGTTATAATCTGTTTAGTTGTATAATCCTGTATTGATATAAGAAGTATTTCTTCAGTACAAGATTCTACATCAGGGAATCCTTGTTCAGATTTAACCTCAATATCAAGTGTAACTAATTTGATTTTTTCAATATCAAACTTTAGTTCCTGTTCTGGGTATCTTTCGGAAATATACTGATATATAAATCTCTCATTTCCATAAACATTAAAATTTTCTACCTCACTATATTTCTTTATAAAATCTCTAGTTTCTCTAACTGTGCCTGGTTCAATTGCCTCTACAAAATCACCAGTAAGTGTTTTATATTTTGTTTTCTTTTTTGAATCGACAAAAAGGGTTGGATAAAACTTCTCACGGGTTGCGAAGTGTTTTCCATCTTCATAACCACGCACCAAAAAGTTGTCTCCAACCATCTGAACGTTCGTATAAAATCTCATTCTTTAGTAAGTTCAATATATTGCTGAACTACCTCTGGACTTGGATCAGCGATAGTCAAAATGTCTTCTGATCTTAGCATATATTCTGTTTGATTGCTAGCTTTTATCCAAGGTTGCATGTTACCTTCTTCAAAAAATCTATATGGTTTTACTAGACGGCAATCTGGTTCGCCTTCTTGGGACATAACTTCTTCAATTTCGGTGATAAGGACATTATCAATATCAACCAATACACATTTAATTGCCATCTTTTTCTTCTCCAGTTTTTGATGCTTGTTGTTTATCTATAAACATCTGCGTAACAGATGCTAATGGTTCTACAATAGTTACAACCCAATCAGTGGGAATCACAACATCAGTATCTGATGTTAGAACTATCCAAGGTGTTAGTGTAACATCTACACCAAAATCACTTTGTTCTTTTTGAAACCTTTTTTCCTGTATTGTAACTAAATGAGGATTTTGTAATAAGTATGCTGAAGGTGTTACTTGATCTTTTTTATTAAGTAATTCCTTTGCATCTGATATCAGGGTTTCACCTGATTTTAAAATAGTTAATTTAACTGACATTAGTAATCGCTTCTTAACATAGTAAACTTACCTTAATCTATTATACCATTAATTTCATTATAATTGTCTTCGTTTAAGGGAAACGAAATTGCACCTATAGGTTCCATCTTCCCAACCAGAATGAAAATCATCATCCATTTCAGTTCTTAAATTTTTAGGAGAATGAATAATTTTACCAATTTCTGGTAAGTACATATAAGGAATATCACTGTTCCTCATAGTAAATAGAGCATCATCCATATATTCTACCATAGTATCACCAGCAAGATTGAATGATGTATTAAAGAGAATAGGAATTCCAGTCAACTTATAAAATTCAGAAATTAAATTATAATAATTCTTATTCTGTTCTGAGGTAACTGTTTGTATTCTACAAGTTCCATCTACATGAACTATCGCTGGTATTAAATCTATCTTTTCTGGTAGAGTATCTACAGCATACATCATATATGGACTCTCTTCTAACCTATCCAAATCAAACCATTCTTTAGCATGTTCTAGAAGAACTGTTCCAGCAAATGGTCTAAACCATTCCCTATTTTTTACAGTATTAACTATATCCTTTCCATTCTTCACTCTGGGATCAAATAGAATAGATCTATTTCCAAGTGCTCTAGGACCTATTTCACTTCTACCTTGTGCAATAGCAACTATATTACCTTCACTTAGTAATCTTGCAACTTCTCCTACTGATATATCAGATTCAATTTCATGATCAAGCAATTTATAATCATATTTTAATTGAGTTCCCAAATATAAATTATCAAGTTTACAATCAATATTCATATCCGATACCTGCATTGCACCACCCATACTCACACCAGAATCATCAGATACTGGTTCTACATATAGATTAATATCTTTAGGTAAAGATTTTAAAAGTTTATAATTAGCAACACAATTTAAAGCACAACCACCAGTTAATACTAAATTTTTACTCCTTGATTTTGATAATGCTCTTTCACAAGTAGCAATCAAATAATTCTCATAATCTTTTTGTATTCTATATGCAAGATCCTGTCTAAATTCTTTATCTTTCTTTAAATGATCAGAAAATAATTCATTAGGAAATTGTGTCGAAACCATTCCTCTTGTTCCAAATGTAACTGGTATGAAATTATGATTGCCTCCATGAATTGGATCTAATAAACAAGGGATATCATTATTCTCCTTCCCATATGTGGAAAGACCCATAGTTTTACCACAATCAAATTCTTGCCAACCAAGCCATTCAGTAACTGCAGCATAAGCAAATCCTGCACCTATATTAGAAATAGAGTTAAGATACTCTGGAAGTTTTGTTTTATTAGGATTAACAACTCCTAGTCCCATAATTAAAACTTTATTTTTAGGAATTTTATAAGGACCTTTACCACAAACTGTCTTCTCTAAAATTGTAACAGAATCAAAAATTTCATATATGGTTTGATTTTCTTTTCCATACCAATGATTAGTTCCAGCACCATCTATCACTACAACTGTAGCGTCTTCAAAACCAGAATTACGAAAAGCACATATTGCATGTAAATCGTGATGACAAGGATGTTGTAAGTGTGCTGTAACAGCCATAAATTGTGGACACTGCGTTGGAACCTCAATTCCAGACAAATGTTTCAAATAAGTTAAGTATATCTGAGGACTATAATGTTCGGGAAATAAATGAGTAAATGAAACAAGATCTATACGATTAACATAATCCTTAAGCTTACTTAATGCTATTATAGGATCAGTAGTATGTTTCAGATTTTTATGTCTTTCTTCAAGAAGATGTGCAATTACTTTGCCATCCTTCATAACAGTTACAGATGCATCATGAAAACTATTAATACAAATATTAATCATAAATTTCACCTATTTCCCAACAATCTATATCTTCACTCTTAATGATATTCATAGTTAATTCTACATGATTAGCAGGAACAATTATACAGTATCCAATACCAAGATTGAATACTCTTCTCATCTCCAACTCATCCATATTACCTTGTCTTTGGATCTCTAAAAAGATCTCTGGAACACTCCAAGCATTCCAATCAACGTGTGCTTTAAGTCCCTCTGGAAGGCATCTAGGAAGGTTCTCAGGGATTCCTCCTCCAGTAATATGTGCCATACCATAAACACAATCACCCTCATTCAAAATGCGTTTTACAACAGGAGCATAGATGGTTGTTGGAGTAAGTAATTCAGGATGACTATAATATCCTAACTTAAGTCTTTCTGCCAAATAATTAACAACACTATACCCATTACTATGAAGACCACTACTTTCTAATCCAATAATTCTATCACTTGGTCTAATACAAGATCCATCTATAATTTCTTTCTTTTCTACTATACCTGTACAAAATCCAGCAAGATCAATTTTACTAGTAAAACGTGGATGTTCAGCAGTTTCTCCACCAATAAGTTCTACCCCTGCTATTTCACATCCTTTAATAATACCCACCATAATATCAGATATATTTTCATCTAGTTTCTTAGTAGAAATATAATCTAAAAAATATAATGGTCTAGCACCGCAAGTGATTATATCGTTCACACACATAGCAACAAGATCTATACCAATAGTTGTATAATCACTTGCAGCTTCTGCAATATCAATCTTAGTTCCTACACCATCAGTTCCAGATACTAGAATAGGTTCTTCATATCCTGAAGGAACCTCAAACATACCACCAAATCCACCAAGATTAGGAACTTTCTTTTTAAGATCTTCTACAAATTTATTACCAGCATCTATATCAACACCAGCAGTTTTATAATCTAATACAATACCCTCTTTTTTAAAATCAAGAGGTTCATCCCAATTCTGATTCATCATTTCTTTCTTTTGCTGTTTTCCAAAAATAATTTTCTTCCGACCCTAATCCATCTCTATCGTGACCATTCTCAACTTGATAGTAAACTGTTGATACTTTAAAGTCAGGAGTTTTTGGTGTCTCAGGGGTCAAACTATTATCATAAATTCTCATTCTATTATTAGGATACAGAGCGAACTGTCCATTATCCAATTCAATTAGATTGTGAGATTTATGTTCTGCAGGTTGTTCACTTGTAGAGTAATCAATTGCATCTGGATCATAATGATAATTATCTAGCGTACAAATATATGTGCCAGTTTGTTTGCCATAATCACGAGTCATTATTTCATAATGCATAGAACCTATAAATTGTTTTTGAACAGCAACTACTCCATAATCCATACAATTCCAAAACTGTAGATTATGTAATTCCATATCTGGTTCTGGTTTCTCTGGTGATGAAACAAAGGCACTGATAGGTAACTTATCAAATACAGCAGCATATTCTGGTAAATAAGTTTCAAAATAAAAAGCACGTCCAGGTATTGATTTTGCAGATACCCAAACGCCCTTTACATATTCTCCATGACCACTCTTATGGTCAGTAAGATATTCTTTTCTTACCCATACTTCATAAGAGGGTAAATTACAAATCAGTGCTGGCATTAAAAAAAAGGGGTCTTATGACCCCTTTATTATAACACAGTTTTTTCTTTTTTGCTTTTTTCTTTAATAACTCTTTTAATATCACTAGTAGCATTACGAATAATACTAAAAGGACTAGTTAGTTTCATGATGCACCTCCTAAGTAATCTTTGCGAGCATGATGATCGGGAACAATTTTTTTTAGTTCCACTGTGAGGAGTCCATCCTCAAACTTGACGGATCCAACCTTCGTATCGTCTGTGACCGTCCAAACTCGTTTGAAGCTACGTTGGGCCAATCCTTTATGGATAAACGATCCATTAGTTTCCGATTCTTCTTTCGTGCCTTCCACATGTAATTTTCCAAACTCCGTGAAGACTCGTAACTGATCTTTCTTAAACCCTGCCAATGCGATTTCCAATTTTGACTCATGATTATTTAATTGTATCAAGTTGTATGGTGGGTAGTTTGATTGACCAAAATCTGAACTGAAAAAGTTATCAAAGTATTCGTCTAACCCTATGCTATTTTTAGCAATTTTATCTACTAGATCTGGAAGATTAGCAGCGTGATAGCGTTGTAATGCGTTCATGGTTTTACTCCTTAGTAAGCGAGTGTGTAATTTGTACCCCGAAGGCGTACACTACTATTTAACCATATAACAATAAAAAAGAGGATGTTGTATCCCCTACTTATTTATTCGGTTTTCTCAGACCTATCACAACTCCATTTGTAAAGATGAATAGTTTTAAATTTTTTCTTTAAATATTCTATCGCTGCTATTGGATCATTACTATTACTACAAGTAAATATATCACATTTAGCAACACCTTTTTCTGGCCAAGTATGAATGCTAATATGACTCTCTGCAAGTAAAGCATATGCAGTTATACCTTGTGGATCAAACTTGTGAGTTTCAATTTTAAGAATCTCACACTTTGCTTTATTCGCTGCTTCTTTTAAACTTTCTTTTATAAAATTTTCATCATTCAAAAGTTCAAAAGAACATTTTTTTAGATCAAATAAAATATGTTTCATTTTTACGTCAATAAAAAAAGATCCTCTGCCCGACTCAATGAGTTGCATCTTGGATCTTTAAAAGATAACTAACCAATTACTAATTTAATGAAAGGGTGGGAGGTTGGATTCCTGTATACCAACAAGACAGGGGCATTTCTACAGTTAGAAAGACCTATCTGCCTACGACCTTCTTGGTTGAGAAGTTCTGTTCTTGCGAACAGCGAGCACCACCTCTGTCGTATCACCTTAACTAGCAAAATGCCAGTAAGTTTATTCAGTCACTCCCTGTAAGAGAAGCGTCCTTCGCTTACAAATATA